CCCATCTAATGCGTAAGAACGCTTCATTAAACTTTCTACCCCATTCACTTGCGGCCTCTACCATCTTATCGTAGTTTTCTTTAAGTTTCTTATTCCATTCCTCTAATTTCTCGTTTAATAATTTGATACCATCAAGCATCTCTGTGTCTTCAACATCGTATAAATCACCAACATCAAAGCCACCTCCTAAACCGGCTAACCCAGAGCCACCACCTTTATCTTCTTTGAGAATATCTAATTCATCAAATGAAGCAAGTTGTGCTTTGAACTCTTTGGCAGCCCCAGTAGCATCATCAATGTTATCTGTTATATCTTCAAATCCGTTACTGACGCCACCAGTAGCGTATTGGATTTTCTTACCAAATATAGCGGCTATCGCTTGTGCTACTCTTATAGCAGCAACAGCCAGATTATTTAATAAAGCCAGAAGTGGAGTTAAAATTGTCTTTAGGGCATCGCCCCATAAACCTAATAATTGTATCCAGTTTTCTTTAAGTATCCTTACTTGATTAGCCCAAGACATTGAAGTTCTACTGAAATCACCTTGAACCTTTGACATTTGCTGCATTACATAAGCATATCTTAAAGTGGCTTTCTCTGCTTGGTTCATTTCATTATAAGATTTAGTAATACCCTTTTGGAAAGCAAACTGATTAAGGTTAGCTTCTGTAAGGACAATACCATATTTCTTTAATGCCAGTGTCATACCAGAGAATACGCTTTCCAAATCATTACCTACTTGTTCAGCATCAGTAATGTTATAGAAAGATGCCATATCTGCTGCTAATTGAGTTAAGTTCTTTGCCATTATAATACCTTTTTCGTTAGCAACACCTTGGGCGTCTGCCATACTCTTAAAGGTAGAACTCATCCTCTTGGCTTGTATCTCAACAAGCCCAAACTTCGTGTCTAATGTTTTAGCCCACTCGTTTATATCGTTTGTAGCACTCCCAAAAGCCACATTAACAACATTCTGCCATTCCTCTAAATCACTTGCAGCTTCAAGTGCTGATTTACCAATTTTCAAAAAGAAAGCCGCAGATAGGAACCTTTTAACCATTCTGCTCATTTGAGAGAATACAGAATTTCATTTACTTCCCATCTTTTGGACTTGCTTGTTAAAATCGTTTAGAGAACTTGTGGCTTTCTTAATGCCTTTTTGTAGAGGTGCTACCTCGGCACTAATTAGTACCTTTAACTCTTCTAATGTCATTACCTCACCTCTTTGTGCCTTTGAGCGTTATGGTTAATCATAAATACTTCCATCATCGCTCTAATCTTATTATTATTATCATCTTTTGCTTTCTTCTCTGCTTTCTTATCTACTGGTGGGAAAATATCTTCAAAAGTAGGTATCTTCTTACCAGAGTATCTGGTCCACACGAAAGCACTAATCAAATCAGCTAATAGATACATCTTTCTATTATCTATATCTATGCGCTTATTATACCCAATTATATAATCACTTACTTCTCTTGGGGTCATATCCCAGAAGTCATAATACATTATTCCAATAGCAATGGAATTGTAATATAACTCCATTATTTGCTTTTCAAGAGATACTGGGGCAGTATCTTCTACTTGCCCCTCTTTAGGTTTTTTGTTGATTTAGCTATTTCTTCCTCATTAGGAATTAAACCACTATCTTGGCAGATTTTGAGAACCAATACAACAAAGTCAATAGCAGTTTTGCCTTCTTCTAACCAAGCATCATATAATTCATACATATCATCCATAGATAAATCATCTGGCAATGATGCACGCATAATTTCAAGCATTGGTTCCATTCTTGGCATAATATCACCATTCTGGCCTACTTCTGCTAACACATTGATTGGGTTTCTCCCCAATTTTCTTTCCAATTGAATAAGAGATTTCGTATTCAATCTTGCTTTATATTCCTTATCACCAATAGTAAATTCTGTAAATAACATAATATCAACTTCCTTTCTTACAAAAATAAGGGGCGGGCATAGAGCCCTGCCCCTGTTAAATGTTATAGTTAAATGTATAAGTTGTGCTATCAATTTGAATTGTAGCAACACCTTCACCTGCTTCAAGAATGAAGCATAATTCATCATCTTCTTCTAACTCATAGGTCTTATCTTTTACCCAAGTATTAGAACCAGAGTAGTATGTAATGTCCTCATCACCATCGTAAATCTCAAGTGCCGGGTTAGTTTGAATGATATGTCTTGTTCCTGCTTCAAGAGGTAATTTAACCTCTATTACATCGTGACCATCTAACTCATTGCGAGAGTTGAATAAGTCATTATCTTCAACGCCATATACCACGCTGTCACCCTCAACAGTAAAGACATTGCCCTCTTGGGTGATTTCAACACCTTCGTTAGAGCAAGTCGCAATACTAACTGTTGGGTTTACTGAAAAGATGCAGTAATATCGCTATCTAATGCAATAGAGAGTTGGAACTCTAATCTGCTATTAACACCAGTTCCACTCATATAAACTGCTGGAACACCACTGAAAGCAAATGTAATACCAGTAGCGCTATTATCAGCAGCAGCAGGAATAGCAACTTGCCAATAAATTGTTTCGCCTGCGTCTTCTAAATCCTTTAAGATTTTGTAGTTTGAGCTTGAGCCCATACCATCATAGATGAAACCAAATGTTAAAGAACCATAGTCCTTTAATCCGTGAATATACTTGAATGAACTATCACTTAAATTAGTTACATCAATCTGGTCTGGTTCGCCACCTAAATCTGGGAACTCAAATAAACCATCAAGTTTAGTGAATGTTCCAGAAGCGGAAGCAGAATATTTTAACTCAACATCTTTACTTAAAATGCCGTGTGCCATTTAATTATTCCTCCATAAAATCGTTTTCAAAGCCAAGACCCCTGTAATTAAGCACTTTACAAATCATATCACCAACAGGTAGCTCATTGGCGGAAGTGCGTTTATACCCCAATTTCCTCATTTCTTTATCTACCTCTTGGGCGGTTTGGCTTATCATTTCTACGCTATTGCCCCAAATCTTAATTGTGTAATACTGAATACTGTAACCCATTGTTTCACAGGTAACAGTATCATCAATATTACTGCTTTCAAAGTATGTGATATAAGGTAGTTCAACTTCATCATCCACAAACTGCTCGTAATATGTGGGTAGTATAGCGTTTAATGTATCATATATCTGCGGTTTATTGTAAATCATTATTTCTCTACCTCTTGTTTAATTTCTGCACCCAATCTTTCTTTTATCCAATTCTCATTTTCCAATAGAGCAGGTAGAAGATATGGTTGGGCCTTTTGCCCCACTGTGGTAAACCACTGGTCTAAATAAGCATCGTAATAAACCCAAGGTGTTTGTCGGCCCGTACCTTGATATTGGTTATACATACCATTGGTTCCTTCACCAGCATATATACCAGTTCCTATTTCCACATATGGAGCATAGTATTTATTAGTTCCAACAGCCACAGTATATTTATCTTCAAAGTTAAAAGTAATACTTTTCTCTAAATCACCTGTTCTGTTGGGGACTTTACTTTTAGCGGCATCTTGAACTTTTACCGCACATTCTTTTAATGCCTTTTCTAAATCGGCATTGGCTATATTATCTAATTTGGCGTTGAGTTCAACAACACCAACAACTCCAACCTTACTTGGCATTATTGTTTTTTCATAAATACAACTAAATATCTTGGAGTAAAAATAGTATATTTTACACTATATTTATCTTCATTAATCTTAATAACATTTGAGGTAGTTATAGTATAATCTTTTGTTAAACCAATTAAATCAATGTCAACATAGCGCGGGTCTGCCACATTGGTTTGAGAGTAAGTTTTATAAAACATTTCTACTGTTTTGGTAGTTGGCTCTCCCATTCGCCTCTGTCCTACACTATCAACCCCAGAGTAAGTTAGAACCTCTACTGGTTTATATTCATTATTAATCATTGGTAATCACACCTAACTTTTTATATCTTCTTAATTGTTTAACAAGATTGTCTGGGTAATCACTCATATAATTGAATGAAACCCCACTATAATTCTCACTATTAAGACCTTCTGTTCCAAGTCTGTTGTATTTGTAAATAGCCATCTGGACTATTAGATTTTCTGCCAATTCCTCATTGTTAGTATAGGCAATTGCTTCATCTTTTGCCTGTTCCAGAAGAAGAGACAAAAGGGTATCTTTTGAGGCATCACCAATGCCTAATAATAATTTCATTTGTTCCAGCATTTTTGCCTCCTATATCACTAAATTATTCAGTTGCTAATACAGCAATCTTGTTTAAGTCAGTAGCAGCGATAACCTTGACATTTCTACCATAGATAGTAGTCTTTCTGGTATCAGCATCTCTTTCCTGCTCAACTTCAACGCCTTTCTTCATAAAGCAAGTGATTGCAGATTTGCAAGCAAGGAAAGCCATTGGGATTGGCTGTGGGTCTTCTGCGTCACCATCATCTGCGACAACCGCATTTGATACATAAATAGGAACGCCTGCGATATGACCTACATAACCTCTACGAACAAAGTCCTCAACATAAGATAAGTAATCTTTGCTTGACTTCTGTAATTCAGCATATGCTAACTTATTCATTAATAAGTACATATCATTGTTTTCCTCATCTGGGAAAGCAGCGATAGCATCAACGATACCATCAAAGTCTAATGTAGCGATTTCGCCAGCACCTTTTTCAAGTTCAGCAACAACCTTAACAGTAACATCATTTGTTAATGCTTCGCTTAAATGCTGAATAGCCTTGTCAATAGCAACTGGGTCATTCATTTGCTGTTCATCATAGAAAGGAACCTTGCCTTGAGTAACCTTAACTTCGTAAGGAGTTTCCTCAAATTCGCTACCGATAACTTCACTGTTACCATCGCCCATATCAAGGTCTTCTACTGCACCAGTACCAGTATAAACTCTAATCTTCTTAACCATACCCGGTTCTTCGCTTAACTGATAGTCAAGAGTAATAAACTGGTTCATATCTAATCTGGTAATTAAATTATTCTCTAATTTAACTTCTAACGCTTCATTGTCAAAAGTTTTAATGTTGGCTGTATCATATTTACTTGCCATTATCTTTTCCTCCAATTAAACTATTTTGAGAGGGTTTCATAGAGTTCTGGTTCATTTTGTTTAAGTTCAACTAATTCACTATAAGAAAGTTTCCTAAACTGTTCCTTTGTCATAGTTTTGTCAATTGCTAAACCTTTCTTTGGGGTATTACCTGCTAATCTCTTTTCTACTTCTGCTTTAACTGATTTCTTAAAAGCCTTATCCAGTAGGTCAATGTTAGCCATCATATCCTCTGCGGTTTCAGCTACCACAAAATCAACTAAACTCAAATCTATTCCTCTATCATTCAAAATTCTTGAGGCTTCTGTCTTATTTTCTGCTAATGCCAGCTCACGCTCTTTTTCCGCAATGGCGGCTTCTCTCTGTTGAAGTTCAAACTCATAGCGTTGCTGTTCATCCATAGCAGCAAGTTTCTTTGCCTCTAATAACTTCTGTTGGTTCTTTGCTTCTTGCTTCTTTAAGGCAGCAGTTACGCGTCTATCTGTTTCCTGTTGAAGTAAAGCATCAACCTCATCTTGTGTATAAGTTTTAGCACCAGTATCTTCGTTCTGGTCTAACCCTTCATTGACTTTATTTTCTTCCATTTATTTTCCTTCCCGAGTTCTACTATTTCATAGCCCTCTATATAAGAGTTCATTTAAGCCCTCTATTTACCTTTGAAAACTGGGGGAATGGAATTAACCATTCCTACCCAGTAATTATAATTAAATTATTTATCAGTTGCTATTATTCATTTTGGGTTGTTGGGTCTTCCCAAAGAGTAGCAGTTAATACGCCATTCTCAACAGTGATATCATACAATTCACCACTTTGGTTATCCCATAATCTTAAACCACTGATAATTACAGCACCACCAGATGGGTCAATTAACAATCTACTTTCAGTTGTCTCACCATCTTGTAATACTTCATCCATCATAGTTATTGCCGCATATCCACTTTTCCTTGATGTAAAGTCTAAACAGCAACTTGTAAGTTGTGTATATTCTTCTTCACCATATTCGTCATAACCAACTTTGACTAAATCATTTCCAATTGATGAGAAATTGTATGGGTCTCCCTCGGAGTGGGTGCTTTCAAACTCAAGTGGGTCACTAACGGAACCACCGCCACCACCACTGTCAACTTCCCAAGAGAGAACTGACATACCATTATCAACAGTATTGACTAACTTATAATCTCCATCATTATTTGGGTCACCCGGCATTGCTCTACCTTGGCTAATCCATTCAACACCAGTTGCTCCACTGTTTACTGCAAGAACTTTGCCTGCGTTACTTGTGAAAGATGGATATTCAGCTTTACCATCAACTACTGTTTTTAAATTAACCTCAGTATTACCACTATATGAATAATATACTTGTTGAACATTATAATGTGGCGTAGATACAAACATATTATTATATGTATAA